CCCTGCCCTGCAGAGATGGAAAAGTTTAGAGAAGACATAATAGAGTTTCTTAAGAAAATGCCAAAAGAGCTATTATCGACGGCTATATTCATTGAAGAAGATTGGAAGCCTCTATACTTTTCTTTAGCTCTTCTCTCTGTAGGGCAGGGAGAAGCGGCGACCGTCAAGTATATAGGACTGCAACCGTTGGCAAGGTTCACAGGAATGAAGACGGTTAGAGTTTCTTCCATTCTTGCCAACATGAAGATAAAAGGGCTTATAGACTCTGTATATGTCGAACATGGTGTTGGAAGCCTTTACATAGTCCGCGCGGCCGACAATTCATTAGAGCTAAAGCCTATGCCTCAGTTCATGCCTGACCTCCTTCCGGCAGAAAAAACAATAGAAAGAGAACAAGAACTATACAGGGCTATGGGTAGATACCCTTACATTGCCGAGGCGAACAAAAAGATCGAGACAATTCTAAAGATAGACACCTTGAGGTATTTCTTGAAATAACCAGGGTAAGACTCCCCCTTATTACAGTATGAGTCAAACACTATAACCTTTAAGGGGGCTTTTGTGAGAAACAGAAAAGAGAACTGGTCAGGTTTTGACCAGACGGTATATGAAAATATTATTCCTTCACTTATAGCGACGGAAGACATCCCAAAGACTATTGAAAAGAATGATTTGAAGCAGTCCCTGTTTCTTTTATACTGGACGGAGCGCCAGCGATTCAATAACAGGGATGTTGTCGCGCGCTGGCTTAAAGGCGCGCTACGGAATATTATTGTCGGGCTTCAATACAGACACTACCCTTCAATGGAGTATGTCATAAAGGATTCTGACTTCCATGACCTGGCTAATTATGTTTTGACTTCGCAAGAACTAGAGGTCTATGTTTTACGCGTGGGCAGTGCTTACCAATTTATAACCAACGTCAAAGACTATAGCGACGAAGATACAGAAGTAGACGATTCTTATCAGAGATGGTATATCGCCACTGTCAGAAGATTGATAAACAAAATCTTTGCGGAGACTTATTCAAGACCTTATCTAACCAACGAACAATGCGACGCATATCTCAACTTCTTATTGAGGAAGGTCACAAAAGAAGACTTCATTATTATCTTAAAGAAGACCCACGCACTCCCCTGTCGGAGCTCCAGGTTTATCAACCGACTTAACAAACAACTTGCCGCCGGGCTATTCAAAGAAGGCTTAGTTTCTGAGCAAAAATTAATGGCTCTCGGCATTTCTGGCTGGAGAGAAAGGCTAGGCATTGTAGAAAAAGGGAATGTCAGTGAACTTACTGTTGAGTAAATAAAATGTTACTATGATGTACACAGCGCCAGTTTCTTCTACTATTATATGTTGCCAAAAACAAGGACGGTGTTTGTTTTGAAAAGATTAGTCAGAGACAAGATTGACGAGGATCTGAAAAAGATACTCGGCAAAGACGCCAACCTTGACCTATTGACTAGGCAGGACATGGTTGAATTGGTGGCCGCGGCCATGCTTCCGGGCAACCAGAAAGTTTTTACAGATAGAGCGAAAGGCATATACGCCGCCAGACTCAAAGAGTGGGAAAAGGATGAAGAGACCCGTTTGCTTCAAGAAGAGAAAGAGCAAGCGCAGAAGGAGCGAGACCAGGCGTCCGCTTTAGATCCTAATGATCCTCTCTTTGACGATGAGAACTATACGTATTATCGAAAGCACGGGCCTAAGAAATTTATTTCTAAACGAAGGAAAGAGTTTGCTAACGAATACGACTTGAGCAACCCGGCCGACTCTTCTCAAATCCATACAGTAATAGTCGCGGAGCTCAGGCTCATGCAACTTACTGAGCAAGTAGAGATGTTGATTGCTGAGAATGAAGTCATTGGGAACGATCTATACAGAGACATAGAAACGACTAGAATTTCGCTCTCGAAAGCGTTGTCTGACCTGTCGATACTAAAAAGGTTCAGGCCGGAGGACGAAACTAAAAACAACCTTGCGGATCTCGTTAAGTTATACGATAAGTATTACGATATACCTCAGAAAGACTTGCTAAGGCATATACGAAATGAAAAAGTTGGCAAGACCTTGACTGAAGAACAGATTGAAGAGATATCCAATCTAAGAAAGAAAATTAGGAACGATGAAGAAAACCAGGTTCCGATCCCCAAGCATTACCTTGAAGCTGTAAAAAAAAATATCTTGACTGAATCTGAACTTCTCTTTATAGAACATCTAAGAAACGACCCGGTTTATGCTGCCAAAGTCTTGTACGATATTTCTCTTGACTGGTATCAGGTAATGGTGCTTAGGAGCTGGTGGCAATTTAAGCCGTTTTATATGTATCTTGGAGCCCGTGGTGTTGCCAAGACTTTTCTCGGAGGGTTATATTCACTTTTGGTAATATCTCTCTTCACGAAAGAGATAGTGATTATTGTTGCCCCCTCTTTTAGACAGTCTTCGCAGATGTGGCAAGAAGCATCGAATGTTGTGACCGGGCAAAAAGGCAACGATTCTGATGTCGGACTTGCCTGTCTCGATGGCGAACCAAAAAGGAACCCGGACCAGAGAGAAATCAACTCAAAGACCGGTTCGAGAATCCTTGCACTCCCTTTAGGAACTGGCGAGAAGATAAGGTCGAAGCGCGCCAGTCGCCTAATGATCGACGAAAGGCAAGATGTGCCGCAATATGCTTTAGATGTCGTTGTAAAGCCTTTTGCCAACGTCAGTCAGAATCCTATGGAAAGGATTAGACAAAAACAGATGGGTATGGAGGCCGACCCCGCTTTCAGCATCATAAACTCCGGGACTGCCGGATTTGAAGATACCCCTTACCATAAAGACTTCCTTCATTTCATGGGAGAAGATGGAGACAAATATCAGCTAGACATAATTACGATTGACGATCCTTCGCCAGGCTATATCAACGAAGACATTGTAGAAGACGTTAAAAGGTCGTTGAAAGACGATACGGGACTTTTCGGAGCGGAGTATTATGGGAAGTTCATTTCGCAACAAAACATCTTCTATCCCCCATCTCTATTCTTAGACGCTTGTAGCGAACGGTGCCCCGTAAGGCTTATGGGACATCCAGGGAAAGAATACTATCTCGGGATTGACCCTATTAGCGGCGGCGAGACTACCGGAGATGTCATGGTTGTTTCAGTTTTTGAATATGACCCGGCGTTTGATTATGCCAACCTTGTTTACCTGAAAGGTATTCATTTTGAATATGCTAAAGACCTAGCAAACTTTATCAGGGAACTGGTTGTCAGCTTTGAACACAATAATGGAACGGTCGCGGGAATAGCTCTTGAAATGCGTGGTGGAGGTTTCTCTATAAGAGAAAGACTTATGGAGGAAGGAGTCGTGAAGAACCCATTCACACTTAAAGACGCCAGAGTCCCCCCGCTTATTCCGGTCGATTCGCCTGACGACATTATCGGTCGGCGGCTGGTCCATTGCATTTTCGGAAATTCAACATTGAACATGGTTCACCATTTCAACTTCAAAGAAGCACTCAACAACCACGAACTTTACTTACCTAAAGAAGCCACTACACAAGACAAACAATTGGACAGGCAGTATTTTGCCGAAATCCAGTCGATATTTGATGAGTTTATCATTCTTCGACAGGAGGCAAAGAGCCTGGTGACTAAAACCACCAGAGGTGGTGATATTGTTCTACAACCCCCTTCTGATAGATATCACGACGACTATGTATTTGCCTCGATTAGAGGATATTCGCTTGTAAAAGAGAGACAACTTCAGGGTAGCAAACGTAAAGCGAAAACAAAATTGATTATCCATGATGGCTCTCTTTGGGCTACGGGAGGCAACGCCTATGGAATTAGATAATCTTGTGCTTGAGTTCAATCCCGGCATATTCTCTCTCGGGACAATAAAAAGCGTAGCGATGAAGACTATTAACGGAAGCCCTCTCTCTATTTCTTCTTCAGACGAGATGTCGTCAGACGAAATAGTCTTGATGCAGAACTGTCTTGACGCGTATTTTAATGATGAAATCGTCGGTGGAGCCATAGAGATTGCTGTGGGATTGAGCATTTCAGATTATACCCTTACACAGGTAGATGAACAAAATGCGGATCTATATAAATGGTATATCGATGAGATTCTTGACATAGACAGCTTTCTTGAAGATGTTTTTTGGGGACTTCTTGTCACAAATAATGTATATCTTCAGAGAATACTAGGGGTTGAAGAGGTCCCTAACGACATCAAAATAAAGAACTCAAAAGCGATTGTCGGGCGGTATCAGAATATAAACCCTCTTTCGGTCATTATTGAAGGGGCTTTGAATGAGCCTGACAAACTTACATACATAGTTACTACCGAAGGGGATGACGCAGAAGAAGAGACCCTAAAGGCTGAGGAAATAATTCATATATCCGATAAAAGACCATATCAACGCTATGGAATACCGATGCTTAAGAGGGCATTGCCCGCGCTGCTTCGTAAAACAAAAATGAATCAGGCGGACGTAGCCACGCTCAATGGAATAATCCATCAAATAGTTTTGATAACACTTGCTTCTCCCGAAGAAGGAGAGTTAGAAGATATAAGCAGTAAGTTGACGAACATCGCTAGAGCGATGACAATTGTCTATGATGACAGGTTGAAAGTCGAGTTTAAGCACCCGGACACCAACATCCTTAATCCGACCAAGTATAACGATGTCAATGACACTATAGCAAATGCGACAGGCGTCAACTTTGGGTTTACCAACAAAGAAACCAGTTATGCTTCAGGGACAATAGACTTAAGGTTGCTAATTAAGAGACTAACCAGACTACGTAAGATTGTTGCCAAAGTCATAACGAAAGAGCTTCGCCGTTTTGCAACTGCCGTTGGATTGAAAGACCGTGTTCTTTTCAAGTTTAAACCGTTCGATCTTGAGAATGAGAAGTATATAGGCTCCGTTCTCTTGCCACTCCGCCGGGAAGGTCTCCTTTCTGCAACTACAGCACTTAACAGCGCAAACTTCAATCCTGACTATGAGTTTAAGCAACTTCAGGAGGAATTGGCGCTACAAAAGAAGGGGTTGTTGCTTCCGTTCAATAACAGTCCAAGAGCCGGGAGACCTGCCGGGACCACATCACAAAACGACTATCCAGAAGAAAGAAATGAGATCACCGACTCCCCAACGGGCAATCAATAAGGGGGTGTATTACCTTGCTTGAAGGGTTAAAAACGACCATCGTCGTGCGGCCGGACGACATAAAAATTGCCGCAAACGCAGCCGACGGCAAGCCCAGCAAACTTGAGATGAAATATATCCTTCTTCATACCCTGCCGATTGAATTTGGCAGCGATATTGAAAAGGTGAGTAAATTCTTCAATGGGAATGGGCTTGGCTTTTTGGATGAAGACGTAAAAAAGACCTATGCGACCATTAACGGCTCTCTTGTTAGGGTCGAGCACAACCCCAGAGAAAACATTGCCGCGAACATAGCCTCTGAATACACTGAAGCGACAGCTAACGAGGGCGGCTATATCACCGTTACGGCAATACTTGATCTTGAAGCAGTAGACGATTGGGTTTTGTCAGCTCTTGTAGATAAGAAGGCGTCCTTCTCTATGGAGGTTTACTTCAAACACTTCAAATATATGTGGGCTGATAAAGATGGGGAGATCAAAATAACAGATTACTATCCGTTGGGCGGAGATGACATTACTTTTATTGGATGGGTTGCAAGTGAAATTGCTGAGTTTTCCGGTAGTGCCGTCACACTGAATCCGGCAGATAAGGGAGCCGTCTTATTGGAGATCACAGATGCCTCCGACAGTCGTTCCATTAGAGAGTCTGCCTCTATGAAGGAGAAGAACGTTGGGTCAGAAGCCGATAAAGAAGATGCTGAACCGGAAACGGGAGAGACACCTCCAGGACCTTCAGAGGATCAGCATGACGTGGCAGACTCAACGGATATTGCGGAGCCGACTCCAGAGCCTGAAAAAATAGACGCGGAGGAGGAGAAGCCTGAAGAAGAAACAGTCACGCCAGAAGGAAGAGATCAAGAAGAAACTGATGTTGTCGAAAATATTCTCATTGAAAAGGCCAGACTGGATGAACTTCTTGCCAAAGAAAGGGAGCTCGAAGAGACCAAAGCCGCACTTGAATCGACAAAAGCTTCCGAAAAGATTTATAAGGAGCTCTCCGAATCTCTTCAGAACAAGCTTACAGCAAATGAAAGCGAGCTAAAGGAACTCGCTTCGAAGATAAGGTTTAACGAAGTTAAGAATAGGCTGACAACAGAGGAAATCTCTCTTTCCGAAGAGGAAACGAAGGCTCTTGCTTCTAAGACCGACGAGGAAATAGAGTTTATCATCTCTCTTGCCAAGAAGGCAGGGGGGAGCAAAGGAAAGCCGCTCAACACAGAACTCACAATTGGAAAAAGCAACGAAAATCCATTTACGAGATATAGGGAATCGCAAAGGGGGTAAACTAACATGTTAGTTGTCCAGAATACTTATGCTGAAAATATTCAAGTCTATTGGGCTCCTGGTGTAGTTAGCCAGCAAACCAACATGGTTGCCGCCGCCGATCTTGTCAGCGGCCAGCCAGTCAAGAGAAGCGAGGGCAAGATTGCCGCTATAACCGACACTGACACTCCTGACGGGTTTGTCCTTCACACAGTGGCGGAAGGAGAATATGTCGTTATAGTAGCCAACATTTCCAAGGTTCAGCTCAAGGTTTCTAGTGCGCTTTATACTGATATAACCTTCGAGGTTGACGATACCGTTTATTGGAGCACTGACAACTCCAAATACACCGAGACATCAAACGCCGACGATACAGTAGAAATCGGGAAGGTTGTTGCTGTCGAGAGCGACTATATCATAGTCGTTCTGAAATAACTCGTATTTTTAAGTCCTATCAAGGGGGTTTTGCAAATGTCCAAAGCAGCTATGACACCAGAAGAAATAATGCAATTAAGGCAGCTTTATAGAGAAACGGCCAGTGGAAACCCTGAAGCGATAAGAAAGAACAACGAAGATTTGTCTCTGGGGGTAGAGGAAGATACTGAAGAAGTAATGAAGCAGATCGGTGCCTACACTCCTCCGACGAATATCTCTGATACCGTTGCTCTTAACACTATCGACGTCGGGTATGCCAGAAAGCTTCTCGGATTCAAAAAGCTCACAGATCCCACTATGGTTCCTGGGTTTATCAACACAAATGCCAACGTCAAACTCAGGATCATCACGATAAATAAGTACGGAGGTATGCCACAGGAAATTATCGCCGAGCCTGGTTTCACGACATTTACCGAATATATGATCGGCGATACTGTTTATGTACCGGAAAGCAATGTCCTCAGTGGGAATCTCGATGAAAGAAATAATGCAAGAAAACAGCTAGTAAACAACCTTCTTTATAAAGAAGACCAGGACTTCAAAATCATCCTCGCGGAGGCCATCAACAAAGACAATTACGACAACACGACCTCATGGGGATCTGATGAAGTCACCACGGCAAACCTTAGACGGGTCGTTTCCTGGTTTGCCGACAACGGCATGACCGACGAGTCAAAAATAATCGCTCTTATGCCGTTTACTATTAAAGAAGCTCTAAACGAAAACGCACTGGCAACATATAAGCTCAACCTTGCCGATAGATTCTCCGGCACTGTCCTGACGGTTCCTGTCTCTGAAAGAGACGGCGACCTTAAGACGACCTTTGAAGCCGATGAGATTTACTTCATCTACAACGATACCTATCAGGGGAGAATTTGGTCAAGAGGTAATACGAACATTCTTCAAATGGAGAATAGAAGAGGCGAATATCTTGTTGGATATAGAGGGGACAGAGCTCTGGCTATGGGTATATTCGACCCCTATCACTTCTACAAAGTAACAATTACTGCCTAATCTTGGGAGCGGGCTAATCCCCGCTCCTCTTCTTAGTTTTGGAGGTGAAACGTTAATGTTCTATAAGAATGTCACAGAGAAGATGCTTGTCGTCAAGAACTATTTAGTTGCTCCTGGTAAGCAGGTGTATATAACGCCAAGAGATGAAGAGCGCGCAAGAGACTTCATAGATAAACTCATCGAAAAAGGAAAACTCGTCAAAGTAGAGACTGGCGAATACATGAAGGCTAACGGTAAAGCACCGGCCAATCCAAAGCAGATAGCAGAAGCTATCGATGCCGGGGCAATGGTCGCGCAAGAAATTATCGAAGAAAAAACCGAAGAGTCTCCAGCGGACGAAATTTCTTCGGAGCAACCGGAAGAGAAACAAAAAGAATCAGCTCCCAAAAAGAGAGGAAGACCGAATAGGAAGTAGCACATAGGGGGGCGATACCTATGACGATCTCAGAAGATGTCCAAAAAGTTATAGATAAGTCCAGAAGACTTGCCAAGAAACACATACTAGGGATCAGCGACGCTGATCTAGTCGGATATATCGAAGACGCAATAATCTCTATCCCGTCGTCTATAGCGACTCTTGAAGACGGAGAACTTGTAATCACTAATTCCGACACCAATTATGCCACTTACTTCATAGCCTTACATGTGGCTAAAAAAGTCATTTTAGGCAGCGACATTGAAGATTCCCAGAGAATCACTATGGGTACGCTTACGGTATCTAAGGGGAGAAGAGGAGAGAAAGAAAACCTAGTTAGACAATTAGAGGATGAGATAAAGAAATTGAGCCGACAGCTTAGAGATTACGGCGCTGTCATCAAGTTCGAATAAGGGGGTCTTCCTATGGACGAACTACACGACGCCCTGACGGAGCTTTTTACAACCGTCTATTCATATTCTGAGAACGTCTTCAAGAGGACTCTAAAAGTCAAGTCTGCCTTCCCGCGAAGCAATTACCCTTTTGCCCGTCCTTTACCTGAGCAAACAACTATCTCTGACTTTGTAGTTAAAATCCCAAAAACTGATTTTGGATATCAAAGTTTTCTCCCCGGCGGACCTCTAGTCTCCTCATCTGGTGATTCTTACATACTTATTAAAGCCTCAAGCGAGCTATTTACTGATATAGATTGGGACATGGTGAAGGAAGTTTTCATTACCGATGAATGGACTGGCAAGGAAGTAAAAGAATCCACGTATGAAGTATTGGAAAAACTCCCCGTGGGTACTTCCAATAACCCTGTTGGACTTATCCTTACCATAAAGAAGACGGTATGAAGTTTAAGGTCAAAGTAACTGAAAAGAACGCGAAGAAGAATCTTGAAAAGTTTCTCTCTAAAGTCAGAGACGAAGTAAAGACCAATATCGACGAAATCCAAGACTCTTTGTTTTGGAGCATCATGGGTATTGCCGGATGGATATCTCCGAAGCCTATTTATGAGCCGGAGTTTAGATATATCTACAATAAATACCTTGACTATCTCAGAGATCAAAATGTCCAATTCTACTATAAGTCCGGCGGCGGTTTCGGGGTAGGTTGGCTTACAGTAACGGGACTGGACGATGCGACGCGGGCGAATTATCCAGTGGACGTAGCAGTCCAAATGTATAAAGACAAAGAGATCAGAACTCTTACTTATGCCCCGGAAAGGATTGTTCCATACTGGCGCTTACTTGAATGGGGACAATACCTAGAAAAGGAAAAGAACCTCTCTCCCAATCCGAAAGGCGAAAGTCCTAGACACACAGAAGTCTGGTATTTGCCGGTGGGGGAAATCATTTCTGGTCCAGCGTCGGGAAAACCTTTCACTTATTTTACATATAATGTCAGAGAAAATTGGGATTCCTCAATAGTACCCCCTTACGAAGTGTTGAAAAAATTATGGTCGAAGACATATCCAGACTTTAGGCAGCTAGTCAGACAAGCTATATTGAAAAACCTGCCCCAGGCAAAGGGGGGTTGACATGGCTAATTCACCGACCAAGAATCTTTTTTACTTTTTACAATACGAATTACTTAAGTTAAATCACTATCGGCGGGTAACAGAGCAAGCGAGACGTATAAAAACCGGAATCTGGGAAGTCTCAACCAAATTCCATTCGGTGTTTATGCAAGTAGGAGACACGGACCTATCACCAACAATAACGATCGACGGCGAAGAGTATCAAAACTTTCTACAATTAGCACCAGGCGAGTTCTCAGAAGAATTAGGGGAGTCTCCGACGTTTCGCTATTCTCCTCTTAACGGACTTATAGAGACGTCGGCGGCGATAGACAACACCACGGAAGTCTATCTCACTTTCACCAAACCAACTTACACAGTTATAGACGGATACTTCAAATATCACGTTGACACCAACCTTCTTAGATCCATTGTTCCCTTTTATGTTGTCGGGTTCAACATGAACAACTTCAATGCGTTCGAACTTGGCGGAGGACTGACCCGGAGCACTATGTCCGTCACGATAGAACTTGTCGCTTCTTACGGCGACCAAATTGAAGAAATGAGCAACATTTTAGGAGAACTTCTTGCTTCATCAGGGGTTTTAGAAATTGACTTAACACAAGAGCCATTGACTCAAGATCCTTCTGTGGGTTATGCGTTTGTAAATCTTGAATACGACCATAAGGTCATAGGAGGTTGGGATGTCAACCGAGTGCCGATCAGGAACGTTAGTTTCGGATACGGCGACCTCAATGCGTACAGGGCAGTCACAGAGATATTTTTGAGCTAAAGGGGGAGAAACAATGCCTAAAGAAGTCATTCAACAGAAGCAATTAAGGCCGTTTGTGAACGGTCATAATATTTATCGTGCTGAAGAGAGCACCGGCTCACCGAGAATAACTGCCGCCAAGTCCGAAGAGCTCGGCGCGCCGAATATCCTTGGAGTCGATGTTGAAGAGATAAACTCTGACATAACACTCAGGATAAGAGAACAAGGTAGCCTTTATCCCTATCTTGCCATCTTTAAGGATTATTCCTACGACCTCGAAGAGGCCGCGCTTCCTACCTCACTTTCTACTCTTGATATGGTCTCAAGTTTTGCCAACTTCGTGTTCCCCGTTATCAAGAAAGAAGAAATAGGCGACCCGAAACCGACGATCTGGAGAAACTATGTCATGGATAAGGCAGGAGTTACCAGCATCGGCTGGAATTTCAACGTCGATGGTCCGAGCACGATTAACATCTCTCTTCAGGGGTCAAGCTACAAGATATTCAAAGATTCAGCCATCCTCGTGGAACGTCACGCGGCGGTGACGGCCGGAGCTGTTACGCCTGAGCAAACTCCGACGAAGGTTATTAGGGTTATAGCAGAAGGCCCAGAGGAAATAGCCGGAGAAGATATAACGGATGTTTGTTCCGTTGGCACTGGAACTATAGCAGTTGGCACGTTTAACGGAGAAACCCCGACTATGGTTACGGTGGTATATTCTTATGAGCAAACTACCGGAGATCCCGCATTGTTTTATGGGAGAGTTCTCTCCGAGACCGTAGAGGCCGAAGGTGTCGATTCGCTTACTGTTACTCACAATGTCACCAACATCATTGGAGTCAGGACAACTGCCGGAGTAATTGTTGCCGGGCCGTGGACTATCGACTCTAAAGACCCCAAAACCATTACCGGGGGTACGGTGGTTGCAGAAACAAGTTATGTAGTCAACTATATAACTGCGGACGAACCGGCGGGACTCCTTAGACAGGCGACGAAAGGCAAAATCAAGATATACATGGCGGAAAGTTACGCTACGAAAGGCGGAAGACTCAGAGGGGTTTCTTCTGTAGCAGCGAATTGGGGATTAAACTCCGATAGCAGACAGGAGCTTGGAAGTGAAGATCCATATCTCACGATAGCCAACCTCCCGGCGGAAATCACCGTTGATCTATCACTTGATGAGACTGAAGACATAGACACTTTCCTTGCCAAGATAATCGATGTCGGAGAAGACGATCCTCTTATCGACCTCAAGAACATTAACCATGACATGAATCTCTACGTTGAGGTTATAGGTCTTGATGAATCTGGCGATGAAGAAGTTAAGTTGGTCTACAAGTTCCCGAGGCTCATGCTTACATCTACAAGTTCAAGTCTTGCCCTCGGCGGGACGGTCAACAGACCTCTCAGCTTTACTTCCGACGATGTAATAATCACGACAAACACTGAATTAAGTGGTTTATAACGTCTCACTTTCCTTCTTATCTTATAGGGCTATCTATCTCGAATAGGTAGCCCCTTTTTTCTAAAAAGGGGGTCTAAGCATGATTGGACAAGACAAGATCCTTCACTTCATGTTTTCATTTATCATCGCTTTAGTCCTCGGTCTTTCAACCAGTTCTCCTATTCTTGGGTTTATGGGATCTCTGGGGATTGGTGGTGCGAAAGAGATTTATGATATGATCTCGCCCACGGGCTTTGCTGAATTTGGCGACTTAATCGCCAATTCGATAGGGGCAGGAATTGCCACTATCTTATGCTATATAGCTCTAAAAGTCAATTCAGAAGCCAAATAAAAAAATTCTTTTCATATCACTTGACAAATAAAAAGTCATGTGTTATATTTAAGTTGTTGAAGGAAGACGGCTCATTGAAAAGTAAAAAAGTTGGGGATGACAAGGTTTCGACAGGGCTGTACAAGTATTGACCTCATGCCGTCGAGAGACGTAAAACCTAAACTAAGAACTGACAACCCATTACTTGAAAGAGCGGCTGCTTAGTCGCTCCCCGTCCGAAAAT